AGTTGGGATTCACAGAAAACGCCAACGTCTTCCTTCGTGTTGGAACGAGTACGACATGGGGTGCTTGGGGACGATTGCTCAAAGAGAACACTAATTGTAATGTGGCATCGCTCGGTGTGGGAACCAACCCTTCGGGTACTGCCGGTGAAATTCGTGCGACCAACAACATCACCGCATACTACTCGGACATGCGCCTCAAGGACAAACTCTATACTATTCCTGATGCGCTTGCCAAGGTCATGTCACTCTCAGGATTCTTCTTTACGCCTAATCAGGTCGCACAGGATTTGGGTTATGAACTCAAGCGAGAAGTCGGTGTCTCGGCACAGGAAGTCCAAGCCGTTCTACCAGAAGCCGTTGCGCCTGCACCTATTGATGAACAATACCTCACCGTCCGCTATGAGAAACTGGTGCCGCTACTGATCGAAGCCATCAAAGAACTCAAGCTTGAGGTTGAATTACTCAAAGCCAAGGTGCAGTGACATGGCAGTTCCTACTTACCCTAGCGCAATCACGCTAACCGATATTCAGACCGAATTCGGCGGAAGCAATCCTGCGTCACTGAACGAATACTACTCGGGTGGAACCTATGTCGCATCCGGCATTGCGAACTCCACCGGCACCGTCATTCCGACTTCGGGCGCAATCAACTTCCTGAACTTCTCGGGTGCGGTTTCATTCCCGGTTGACCCGACACAGCCTACCGTTACACTAGACCACTTCCACGGTAAGTGGTCTTGGGGTAATGAGCAAATGTATGACCTGTTTCAGAGTAATAAAACAGGTCACATCTACGCCAGAGCCGGAAATAACCTTCTTTGGTGTCTGGATGGATCGGGCGCAAAAGTATTCGCGAACACGTATACTACAGGACAGGGTGCTTGGGCTGTCTCTGAAAGAAATCCATATTACATCTACTGGAAGAGTGGATCTGGAAGTTCGCTCGTATTTGGAAAAACCTCCAATACTGGAACAATAGTAAAACAATCCAACATTTCTTGGGGAACATCAAATACTTCGATTTGGATTTACGGCTTGAAGCCCACATCCGGAACTGCCAATGCGAACACTTCTCTCTATGGAATATTTGCAAGCAACGTCAATTCTGGTAATTGTACAACCAGTATTGTCAAAATCAATGCAAGTGACATGACTACAGTTGAGTGGGCGAAGACAACTTCGGTCATCGGCTCGGATGTGACAGCCAACATCAGACCAAATTACATCTACACTACGGCTGACGAAAGTGCTGTCATTGTTTCTGGTCAGAGAACTACAACCAATACCGTAGTGTTGGTACTAGCGGCATCGGATGGAGCCACACAACAAAGTTGGCAGACCGCACCAAATTACGAAATCAAGCGCAAGCCAACGTCGGCTAACAACATTGCGTTGTCGTATGTACAATATTTCAGTTTGAAATCCAATACCGGAGCAAATGTTGCTAACCTGTATATTTCCAATACATCGTGGACAGGCGCATATGCTTCTTATATCTATGACATAGACTACGATTCCAATATATACTGCGCGGCGCGTAGGCAGGTGGGCAACACATCTGAAATTGTTGCCACGATTGCGAAATACAATACTTCCGGAACTCGACAGTGGCAAATAAAGATTGGAACAACGAACTCAGCAAATGGTGTGTTGATTAATAGTTTCAGTGCCTCAAATAACAGGCTTGTCCTCCAACTACAAGAATTCACCGAGACTTGGGACGGTTTTAAGTGGTATACGAGTGGTTTTGGTGTAGTCAGGTATCTAAGTATTGATGCCGCATCTGGTAACACCGGAACCATGGGTGAGTATACTCTCACTAGTGATACTACGAGTATTTGGTCTACGGGAACCGGAAACATTGGATTGTGGTCATATACATACAGCCCAAGAACCACCTATGATTTCACACTCGCGGCTAATACCCTTGGCACCGGAACGGCTAATACTGGAACCTTCACGAAGACAGCACTATGATCATTTCACCAGACAAAACCAAGGTCTTCCTTGCCGTCACAAAGAACGGTTCGACTACCGTTGAATACCTACTGTCTCAGATTCCCGGTGTCATCTATCTGGATCATATGCGGGTGAAGCATGGGGATCGCGGAACTCTTCAAACTCAAACGGAAATAAATCCACTGGTCGCAGATGTGAATGCACAGACAATAGAGTGCTATGCGTTTATTCGCAATCCTGTGGATCGTTTCTTCTCGGCATGTAATTATCTCAAGAGATTTCCATATTCTCTTGTTAATTTGTTTCCAGAGAAATTCAGTGTCGAAGAATTCTCAATTCCAACTAACGACCCTCCGCGCCAATGGAGTTTGGCTGAGTGGCTTTCTATGCCGCTATCTCTAAGAACGAGAATTCGCAATCTGACCATAGAGGATTTTCTAAGTATTCCTGAGTATAAACTCGGCTACGTGATACGAGAGCAGTCCCACTGGTTTGATTTGGGAACTACAGGACTTCGATATGATGACTTCCAGAATGAAGTCCGCAGGCTGATCACCCTATTTGGTGGCGACCCTACGGTAAATATCCCCAACCTGAACGCTGCGGACGATTTTCCAACGGTTACACAGTACGTTAGAACCCACGACATTTACATGGAAATGTTCCGCCGTTACGAGCGGGACTATCGGCTATTAGAAGCCTACGGAATGGATCATTAAGGAGAACAACAATGAAAATTCGCCCCGTCTACAACTTCATCCTACTGCGCCGGTCTTGGATCGGCGGGATCACTATCTACCCTTTCATCTTCTTCAAGCGCAAGAAAGAGGAAGTCACTGATCGCCTGTTTCGGCACGAACTGGAACATATCTATCAGGTTCGGGAAGAGGGTTGGCTCAAGTTCTACATTACCTACCTATGGGAGTCCATTCGCCATGGCTATAAGGGTAATAAGTACGAAATCGCTGCCGACCTGATGGAGAATACCCCGCTCACTCCCCAAGAGCGAGCATTGAAAGACTCCTAAATAGATGACAGACCCTTTGGAGAATGACATGACGATTACATACACTTGGGATATCCTCTCCCTCACGAAGAAAGACTTCCCGGCACTCGGATTGACCGATGTGGTGGTTGCCGTCGAGTGGAAAAAGACCGGTACGAATGAATCCGGCAAGACGTTCGATTACGTCTGCCTTACCTCCGTTGCGCCACCAACTCAAGCCGAAGGGTTCAAGGATCTGGACGACCTGACCGAAGAAGAGGTCATTGCATGGGTGGTTGCCGGAATTGATCCGGATTCGATGCGTGCCATTGACGAGCATATCACTCGCCAGTTGACCGAAGATCCAGTCAAGGAAGTGGTTGTTCCGTGGGTCAAGAAGGCACAAAAGAAGGCTTCTAAGAAGGGGAGCAAGTAATGGCAAACCCAACCGACAGAGCATCCCTCAAGGACTACTGCCTGCGCAAGCTAGGCTTTCCGGTCATTGATATTAACGTGGACGACGATCAGGTAGAAGACCGTATTGACGATGCGCTACAGACCTATGCTGAGTTCCATTACGATGCGACTCATGCCGACTATCTGATGGTCAAGATGACTCCGGAAATGCTCGCGAATGGTTCCAACATTGCGTCTGCAACCAATGCCAACGGGTCCATTGCGAACTCTACATATTCGTGGATTCCTCTGCCGGATAACGTCATGGGTGTCTCTCGCATCTTCCCTCTCACCGGAACGACTATTTCGGGTGGCGGAAGTTCGGCAGACTTCAACATTTTCGACCTGAACTACCAGTTGCGCCTGAACGAGCTTTATGAATTCACCAGTTCATCCTACCAGTATTACTGGATTGCCCGTACTCACCTTCGAATGCTTGAGCTACTTCTAATCGGTCAGAATCCAATTCGATTCAACAAGCACATGGGTCGCCTGTACATCGACATGCATTGGCGTTCGCCCGAAGTACCGGCAAACACCTACATGCTGATCGAATGCACTCGCGTTCTGGATCCGGTGGAATTCCCCAAGATCATGAACGATAAGTGGCTCAAGGAATACGCCACCCAACTGATCAAGCGTCAGTGGGGTGAGAACATGAAGAAGTACGGCAACTATACGCTTCCGGGTGGTATGGTCATCAATGGTCAGGGAATCTACGAGGAAGCTATCGCAGACATTGCTCGGTTGGAACTCCAACTCCGCGACACATGGGAAGAGCCACCACAGTTCCTTATTGGATAAGCCATGCCAACGTCAGTTTACTTCAACAATCAGAACGCGACTCGGGAGCAGATGCTCCTTGAGGATCTTGTCATTGAGAGCATTCGCAATCATGGCATTGACGTTTACTATCTGCCACGAACCTCTCAGGCAGTTCTAGACGACCTGTTCGGTGATGATCCGGTCAAGTATTATGATCAGGCTATCAAGATCGACATGTACCTTGAAACCTTCCAAGACTTCGGCGGTCAGCAGGAATTCTTCTCCAAGTTCGGCTTGCAGATTGAAAAGACGGCTAGACTGGCTGTGGCTCGTCGCACCTTTGAGAAGTACATTTCCCAAAGCCTGCGCCTGATGCCGAAGGAAGGCGACCTTATCTACATGCCTATTCAGCGAAAGCTAATGGAAATTAGATTCGTGGAACGCGACATGTCCTTCTTCCAGTTGGGTAAGGTGGTTCCTTACATGTACGGGTTGTCTTTGGAAACCTTCAAGTACAACGGCGAGTTCATCAACACCGGCATCGAAGAGATTGACAACGTGGCAGACGAATCGGCACAGTCCATCAACTACTACGTATCGAACACTTCCTATGGATCCTCGGCAACGTTTGCCAGAGGCGAGGTTGCGTTCCAAGGCGCAAATACCTCTTCCAATGTGTTCGGAATTGTGGTATCCTTTGACAGACCGGCAGGCGTATTGCGTCTGCGTAATATCCGTGGCGAGTTTGTCACCACCGCAAATGCGAACACGATTACGGGTCAGACTTCCGGCGCGACCGCAAATCTAGTATCGTACACGCTCCTCTACAATGCAACGATTCCGCAGGGTGACGTTGCCGACAACGTGATCATCGAAGCCGAAGCCGGATCGTCTACGGGTGCGCCGGGAAGTGGCGTAATTGACTTCTCTGAGAACAATCCATTTGGTGAGCCATAATGCTGAACTATAACGGTGAACAGATTCACTACTATCACCGCATCATCCGTAAACTGGTGGTCGCGTTCGGCTCGCTGTTCAATAACATGCGACTGGTGCGCTATGCCAACGACGGCGTGACGGAGATTGAGCGCATCAACGTGCCGCTTATGTACGCATCGAAGGAAAAGTTCTACATGCGTATCTCTAATTCTCCGGACTTTGTGAATCCGGTGAACCTGACCCTGCCGCGCATGGCATTCGAAATGAACGGTATCTCCTACGATCCGCTGCGCAAGATCTCTAATCATACTGAGATTTTCGCACAGGGAACCCCGCTCGGCTTGAAGAAAGCACGCTATACGCCCTACAACTTCGACTTCAACCTGTACTGCTTTGTCCGCAATACCGAAGACGGCGCACAGATCGTGGAGCAGATTCTTCCGTTCTTCACGCCCGACTACACGCTGACGCTGGACTTTGTGGGCATTGACGACATGAAGCTCGACGTTCCGGTAGTGTTCAACTCCATTACCTACGATGACTCGCATGAAGGTGATCCTGAGTCCACTCGTAGCATCATCTGGACGCTGAACTTCACGGCAAAGGCGTTCATGTTCGGACCTATCGGGGACATTCGCCCTATCAAGAAGTCGATTGCCAATATCTACGACAACACCTATGAGACTAATCCGTTGCGCGAAATGACACTCGCAGAAGGCGCAGGCGACTACAAGTACAACGAAATGGTCTTTCAGGGTCGCGATGTTTCAGAGGCAGATGCCACGGCATACGTCCGCAATTGGAGTGCCAACTCTAATACAATCATCGTCTACGACACCAACGGCACCTTCAAGGCAAATACGATTCTTGTCGGCGCAGTCTCCGGAGCTAAGTATAACGTGGCATCCTTCAACGTGGCGAATACCATTCTCGCACAGATCACGGTCGAGCCTACACCTAACACTGCAAACACGGAAGCCGAAGCATTCGGATTCTCTACGAACATAACCGAGTACATGTAATATGAGTGAAGTCGAAAAGAACCTCGACGCAATTCTGGAAGTTGCCGAAGAGGTTGTGGTCGAAGCAGAAGTGGTCGGTGAGATTGTTGTTGCAGAGCAACATCCAGTTGCCACCATCACCGACGATCCACAGCCTAACACTAATCGGGACGTAGAGTTTGACTACGAGTTCTCCCGCACGACCCACCGCGACCTGATCGAACAGGGGCAGGAAGCCCTCGGGGATCTTCTCAAGGTTGCCAAAGAGGGTCAGCATCCGCGAGCCTATGAAGTGGCTGCGAACATGCTCAAGAGCCTTTCCGACATGACTGACAAGCTCATGGTGCTTCACAAGCAAAAGAAAGAACTGGATGGCAGAGAAGGCGGTCCTGCACCTACCCAACAGACCGTTAACATCGACAAGGCTGTATTCACCGGCAGCACGGCTGACCTATTGAAGCAGATCAAGAATGGTTGATATCATCGACTTTCGCCCCTATTTGGGCAACAAGAAGCTCAAGCGCGTCGGCGTAAAACAAAGCATGACGCAAGAGCAGGTGAACGAGTACGTTCGCTGCGCCAAAGACGCTGAGTATTTCATTCAGAAGTACGTCAAGATCATCACTCTGGACAAGGGTTTGGTGAACATCGACCTGTACCCATACCAGAAAGAAGCCGTTCCGGTCATCGTTCAGAACCGTCAGGTCATCATCAAGGCGGGTCGTCAGATTGGTAAGACGACTCTGACCGTGGGCATCATCCTCTGGTACGTCCTGTTCAACGAAGCCAAGACGGTCGCGATTCTGGCAAACAAGGCTAAGACCGCTCGCGAAATTCTGAACCGTATCAAGGTGGCATACGAAGAACTGCCGCACTGGATTCAGCAGGGTGTCCGTATCTGGAACAAGGGTGACATTGAGCTAGAGAACATGTCCCGCGTTCTGGCTGACTCTACCGCGTCGAGCGCAATCCGTGGTTGGTCTATTAACTTCCTTTACTTGGACGAATTCGCGTTCGTTCCAAACAACATTGCCGAAGAGTTCTTCACCTCGGTCTATCCGACCATCACCTCGGGTGAAACGGCAAAGATTCTCATTTCGTCCACACCAAACGGCATGAACCACTACTACAAGATGTGGATCGACGCGGTGGAAGGGCGGAACGGCTTCAAGACCATCGACGCAAACTGGCGCTCGGTTCCGGGGCGCACGGCAGAATGGGCAGAGCGTCAGCGCAAGGCGCTCGGTGACGAGAAGTACATGCAGGAAATGGAGTGCGAATTCCACGGCTCCTCGGGAACCCTCATTTCCGGTCGCGTGCTGAAAACCCTAGCTTTCGTCAAGCCGGAAACCCTAGAATCCATCGTCGGGCTATGCTTCTACCAAAAGCCTCAACCGGGACGGAAATACGTACTGGTCGCGGATACCTCGCGTGGAAAAGGACTTGACTATTCGGCTTTCGTGGTCATAGATGTAACTGAAATTCCATATAAGGTCGTCTGTACCTACAAGGACAATGATATTAGTCCTATCTTGTATCCTTCCATCATTGCAAAGATCGCAAAGTGGTACAATGAGGCGTATGCTCTAGTTGAAATTAATGATAACGGGCAACAGGTGGTTGACTCCCTGTTCGATGACTACGAGTACGAGAACATTCTATCCACTCAGATTTCCAAGAACAAGGTCACGCTGTCTTGGGCAATGGGTGGAACCGGTGCGGCGCGGGGTATTCTGACCACCAAATCGGTCAAGCGCCTCGGCTGCTCCCTCATGAAGTCCCTGATTGAGTCCTACCAGTTGACGTTCCAAGACTTCAACATTATTAGCGAACTCTCGACTTTCATAAATAAGCGTAACAGTTACGAAGCAG